ATGTACTCAAAATCAAAATGGAGAAACAAAGAATGGAAGAATATCGTAGATGATGTATTACGGACCGGTGGAAATCGTAAAAATTCTGTCAAACGTATCATCTATGAATTCATGCAGGATCAAAAGGTTCATGTAGAATACATTCAAGATGAATTTGGAATTGGTGGAAAAGGACTTTTTTTTGACAGCCAGAAATACGCTGTCTGGTTTAATGAAAATGGGATCAAGATTTCAAAGGGAGAAACAACACAAGATAATTCTATGGATTCTGTATTGATCAATTGGACTGATGTTTGCATTGAGATTCAAAAGATGCTTGCAGAAGGCGTTTATCAGACACAGAATATTTTAGATCAAGCTCACGATAATGCAATTAAGGAGCTTGCGGAACGTATCTTTTTCATGAAACGAGAAATTGTCGATGAATATTGGGATATTTTAGATGTGATCTTAAAACTTAATGACCATCCAGAAAAAGAATATGATCAGATCATGCCAAGTAATATGGATCAGCTAGAAGAAAAACTAAGAGATCCAGAGTCATCCAAAAAATTAGGAAATCTCTTAAAATATATTGCTCTTGAATATCAGAAACATCCAGAGATTGTGAGATTTCATTTTAACTCACCAGACGAGATTTGCCAGATGTATGAAAGATTTGCATTAAAGCGTAAGGGATTTCATGCAAATAGTGATTTCATTTGGAAACATCCAGATATTTTTATTACACAGGATGAGATTGATGAATTCTTGAGAAGAGGAGGAGCTTATGAAGATGGAAAATTTAAGATTTATTCCTTCTTTTTACTGCACAAAGATAAAACAGTGTGCTCCAATTTCTTAAAAGACAGATATGGAATCGGTGGATGCTCTCATGCATTATGCGGAGCAGATGATTCTGGTGCTGATTATAATGCAAAAGGATTAGTGTTAAAAAGAAGCGTAACAGGAAAAGAAATTTCGATTCGTCTAGGATGGCCAATGGTTACTGATCGTGTTTCCTATCTGATTCAAAAAGAGCAGTTTCTTACAGGAAAAGAATATCTAAAACTGCATGATTATGAGGCACGTGTGATGGCGGATCATGTGATCACATTTTATCATCGTTTGCCAGAAGACATCGTGCGTCCTTTTGAAGATTCTATTTTTTATGATCAGACAAAAAGAGAAGTATATAAGATCATCAATAGCAAAACAAAGTTTTCAAAACTTTTGAGTTCTATGAAACAGGATCTTCAAAAGATCCCCAAAGATTTTGAAAAGGTTGACGAGACTTATGAGAAAAAAGAAAGACTTTTAAATGAGTTGCAAGGATATCATGATGGAACTTATACACTCTTCCCATTTCAGAAACCTGAAAAGAAAGAAGATGTTGAGAATTGGACACAGTTGAATCTTTTTGATTTCATCTAGGTATCATTTTGTAGGAGAAAACGTACTAATTGCAGTGCGTTTTTTCTTATATGTGAAAAATGGAAATACAGAAATCTATCATATTTATAGAAAAGGAGAAAATGATTATGGAAAAATTTTTAAAAGAAATGACAAATGGGGAATATGCGATTGTCGATTCAAAAACAGTAATTTTACTTGATAAAAATGCTGATTTTACTGTTTGTTTTACATTTGATCCAGATTCCGATGTGGCTGTAAGAATTAGATTCAGATCTGATGATACTATGGAAACAAAAGTAAATATATCTACCGATGCAGAAACAAATCTTATAACACTTACTTGTATTAATTGCGAAAACACCATGGAATTTTGTTCATCAGATCCGATTTATCTTGGAAAATATCATGAAAAGGATTTATATCTAAATTTTTGGGTTAATTCCGCCGGATACGATTCCATGAAAAAGATTACTTATACACTTTACAAAGAATTATAGAAAAAGAGGAAAATCATGCAGAAAATATTTATTTTCATTTTTGTAGCCGGATTAGTTCTATATACCGCAAGTGCGATTCTTGTGAAAATTGATGAAAATCGTCGCTTTAAAAAAGCAAAAAAATTCAATGATGATAAGATCATTGATCGTTACATGGAAGAAAACAGAAAGTTTTCGAAGAATTGCAAACCATCTCAGTATGTGTTTGTGATATGTGAGATCATTGGTGGAATCGGATATTTCCTGATAATGGGATACAATGGATTGATCATGCAACCAACTATAGCTAGCAAATTGTATCTGATTTTCATGATAATCGTATTGCTGTTGTTGTTTGCCATCCTCATTTTGGAGCAGTTGTATATCATCAAAGAGATTTTTTAAAAAGGAGAAAAAATGAAGTGTGAATATTGCGGATATGACGGAGATGGATTTGAAGAAGGCGAATTCGGATTTTGGTGTCCAGACTGTCAGGGGCTTCTTTATAAAAATGGAAAAGAAGATTACAGTCAAGCAGATATCATCTTAGAAAAACCAGTATCAGATCATCGCCCGATCATCCAAAAATCAAGGTTAAAAAAGCAGCTGTCACCTTTAAGATATCCTGGTGGAAAATCAAAAATGATCGATCAGCTGCTGCCTTATATCAAAGGAAAGAAATATTTTGTAGAAGCTTTCTGTGGCGGAGCCAGTTTTGGTCTTTCACTTTTAGAATCCGGAATGATTGAAAAACTGATATTAAATGACCTGGATCCGAATGTGTATGCATTTTGGGATACGGTATGCAATGAAAAGTACGAAGAACTCATTGATAAGATCAGAAAATATCAGCCAAGTAGAGAATCCTATTTTTTGTACCAGAAACGAATGCTCAAAGCAAGCATTTCAACGATTGATCGTGCATTCTACTTTCTTGTGATCAATCGTTGTAGCTTTTCAGGAATTCAAACAGCAAATCCAAAATCAAACATGGAAGATCGCTGGCTGCCTGATACTCTGATCAAACGGATCGAAAAGATACATTCTATGAGTGATCGCATTGAGGTAACAAATAAAAATGCAATGGAACTGATCGAAGAAATGTATTGGGATTCAGATACTTGTATTTTTGTTGATCCTCCTTACATTGAAAAAGGAGATTGTTTATATCCAGTAAAATTTCATTTGCATCATGAATTAGCGAAACTGATCACAGAACTACTGAGAGAGTTTCCAGGATGTGCAGATATTTTGCTAACTTATGATGATCAGGAAATTCTGCATGAACTGTACGATCAAAATCATATTGGAATACATATGATTGGTAGAAAATACAGTTGCAATCGTTAAAAAGGAGAAAATCATGAAAGAAAAAATCATTGAAATTCATTGTGCTGAAGAGTTTGATAAAATGTTTTTACATTTGGATTCTAAATATTTCAATTGTCGTATGGGATTATTAACAAATGATCTTGAAATTCTTTTTTCTTTAAAAGAAAAGGATTTACAGGAAGCATACAAAAAGCTTTTGAATAGTGATAATACATATACGAAATTTGAATATCTTGTCGAATATGAAAAGGAACATTATATTGCATTCAATTGTTATATCCCTTACATCAACCCTGAAAATAAATTATACAAAGTGGAGAAAGAAGAAGCTTTAAAATTGTCTCAAACAGAACTTTTCAAAGATGTAAGACTATTTTTTGGAAATTTGAAAATTGGAAGTATTTTGGGTTATGGACATGAGTTTTTATTTCTGATTCCAGTAACAATCGATGAAACGAAACTTCATCAAATAGAAAAGGAAATATATAAAGCAATGTATCCGTTTTACAGTCAAGGAGTGAAAAATCATGAAGAAAGAAAAAATTTATAATAAAATCATTCGTATTATCAGAGAGATGTATGAGATCCAGACTCCTGTGATCAAAGATGTGAAAGAAATCTTAATTAAGAAAGGATATACTGTAAACTACTCAGGAGCGATGAGTCCATATAGTGGCAGCTATCAATTATCTCATGCAACAGGAGAAGAACATAAGATACTGATTCCTTTCCTCTCTAAAGAAAGAGAAAATATGCTTCTTGCTGAGGCACTTTTTGAGATAGAAACCGGAATGCAAGATCATGCAGAATGTAAAAATCTGGCACGAAGATTGATGATACCAACAAAAGAATTCTTGCAGCAGGTTGATAAAAATGAAAGTGAAGGTTATAGAATCAATATTTCAAAGGTTACAGCTCACTTTTATATTGATGAATCTAGTGTGATTGCAAGAGGTAGAGAACTTGGAATATTTGATATTTTGTAAAAGAAGGAGAAAAGTTATGGAGATTAACAAAAAAGAGCTTGCCGTTGGAAATACGGCTTATGTTGTAACCAAGAAATACGATTCAGATCAGATGAAACAAGTATATCACATTGATCCGGTTGAAATTAAAAAAATTGGTCGTAAATATATTACGGTTACCGTACAATACTGGGATCAGGAATTTTGCTTAAAAGATGACGGAGTCATTTACGAATTTGCTTTAAAAAATAAGACAAGCGGAGCAAATGATGTTTTATGTTTATCTGAAGAAGATGCGAAAAAGCATATCTTAAAACAGAATCTTTTGATGAAATTTCGAAATAAAAGATTCTGTGAAAATGACTGCAATCTGGATCAACTGCTACTTATGAAAGCAGGATATTTTTATGATCCAACAGGTCCAATGGCAAAACATTGGCAGAAGATTTTGGAATATGAGAAAGGTAATTTTTAATTGTTATGCAGGACGGGGAATTTCCCTTGTCCTGTTTTACTAAGAAGAAAGGAAAATCAAATGGAAAGAGACTATAAGATATACGATTTAAGAGGATTTTGTAACCTGCAAGATGACTGTTCAAAATGCAGATTAGATGCATTAACAGACAATTGTGACTTCGATGAACTGCCAGATGAAAAGATCGATCAATTATACAAGATCGTTGAAAACATAATCCATAAAGGCACAGAGGAAAATTCAATCACAGAAGAGCTCACAGGCGTTGTAAAAGATGTCAACAAAGGATCCAAAACAGTAACAAGTATTCTGGAAGAAATCAAAAGAGAAATGTGTGATGAATATTGCGTGCATGCAAAATTAACACCAAATTTTCAAAAGGGAGCAGAAGAAACATGTAACAGATGCCCACTAAATAAATTGTAAAAGGAGAGAATCATGACTATCACACAGATTACAGAAAAATTAAAATCACCCGAATATGACTTTTTGAAAACAGATCCACATCTTGGAAATCATATCATCCTTCTTGGATTGGGTGGATCTCATGCATATGGAACCAATATTGAAACATCAGATCTGGATATCAGGGGTTGTGCAGTCAATCGAAAAGAGGAAATCTTAACGAACAAGAATTTTGGACAACGATGTGATAAAACAACAGATACTACGATCTACTCGCTTAACAAATTGATCAGTCTTCTAAGTAATTGTAATCCAAATACCATTGAATTGTTTGGATTAAAGCCAGAACATTATTTGTATGTCTCTCCAATCGGGCAAGAGCTGTTAGATCACCAAAAGATGTTTTTATCAAAAAAAGCAGTGCAATCTTTTGGTGGATATGCTTACAGCCGGTTACGAAGACTAGATAATAAAGCAGCACGAAAAACTGGTCAGGCAGAAAGAGAACAACACATTTTGAACAGCATTAAAAACGCTTCTTACGATTTTCAGGAGAAATATTTTTCTTATCCTAAGGATGCTGTCAAATTGTATATTGATAAATCGGAACGGGAAGAATTGGATTCTGAAATCTTTATGGATGTTTGTCTTTCTCATTACCCATTGAGAGATTACAAAGGAATGTGGAGTGAGATGAACAATATCGTCAAAGATTATGCAAAGATCGGAAAACGAAATAAGAATGCTGCGGAACACGGCAAGCTTTCAAAGCATATGATGCACCTGGTTCGTTTGTATCTCATGGGCATTGATCTCTTAGAAAAAGAGGAGATCATTACTTATCGTGAGAAAGATCATGATTTTCTAATGAGTATCAGGGATGGTAAATATCTTGATAAAAATGACCAGCCGACAATGGAATTCTTTGGAATCGTAGATGCCTTGCAGAAAAGATTTGAAACAGCAGCAGAGAATACAAAACTTCCAGCACAACCTGATTATAAAAAAATCAATGAATTCTTGGCAAATGTGAATGAAAGAGTTGTAAAAGGAGAGTATCTTTGTGGAAATTAACAATAGATTTTTGTTTAAAGCGAAACGGATTGACAATGGAGAATGGGTGCAAGGATTTTACTATGTATTCATGGGAAAACATTATATTTTTGAGCAACCTTTTGAAAATAATAATCTGACTCATCAAGTAGATGAGTCTACCATCTGTCAATGCACAGGACTAAGAGATAAGAATGGAAGGCTGATTTTTGAAAATGACATTCTTAAATGTGGAAGTTGTACAATTGTCCATTGGAACGAGAAGTATGCATCTTGGACACTTACAAGAAAAGGATGGATGTATAACCATTTCTTCGGAGAAGCACAAGATCCAGAAGAGTGTGTAATCATAGGAAATATTTTCGATAATCCAGAATTGAAACATAAATATGATAAAAATGAGGAGAAATAATATGAGAAAAGTAGAATTTGCACCAGATCAGTTGGGAAAAGAAGCATATGAAATATATTCAAATTCAGATTACAACTTTTTTGTAGATGAGAATGGAATGTATTACGGAGCTATTGGGAATGGAGAAAAATTTCAGTTGGGTTCCATGAAAGATGTAGAATCATTTCTGATGGAAGGATAAACTACCAGTAATTTCCTGTATACATTGATATATTTTGTCTGTTATACTCTAACAGATGATTCATTCCATGCAATTTGATTCAGCTTTACATTTAATGTGAAAGGGGAGCTGATCGATATGCTGAATGAGAAAAATATAAATTTTTACACATTAATTTGCATGGAGTTTGGTGTCACTGGTGGTATCGATATTCATGAGGAAATTAATACAGGATCTATTGATGAAGCAAATGCATTTTTATCTGCGAATGCTCCAAAATATCCAGATGCTTTTTGGATCTTAAAACCATGTCATATGATTTTATAGATGTTCTTGTATTAAATTAAAGATCAGATAAGGAAAAAGGAATGAATCATTATTTTGTAGTCAGTTTCGATAATTTATCGGGACTGACTTTTTTATATGTGAAAAATGAAAGCGATAATTTCACTCATATTTATAATGATGAAGAATAAAAAAGGAGTGATGAATGATGTTAAAAAAACTACGAAAATGGGTAAAAGAAAATTGTCCTTCTCCAATTGCCCCACTTGTTATATTATTATTAATAGCAATCATAATGGTTGGTTTTGAAGCCTTTGCATTAGTTAAACAGGATGTTACCCCTCAATATTATATTGATGCAAATGGTGTAGAACGACAAGTAAAGTTGATAAGGATTAATGACCGACTTGTCTATGACAGCGCAACAAAAGCTGTTTATTGGAATGATAAAGCACATGGGAATGATGGACATATGACTTCATATCTTGGAGAACATCTAAGACCATGTAAATATGTTAATGGAAGAATTGTGGAGAAGAAGGGAGATTAATCATGTTAAAAAGGTTATATATATGGTGTAAGGATAATTGGCTTGCAATCGTCTCATGCACTATCATTGTGGTCGTTGCAACGATTGCAATAGCAGCAAATATTGTTATATATATGATGTCGTGAAAAAAAATGAAAGGAAAAAGAACGATGTTTAAAAAATTTTTTCATTGGATTGATAATAAGCTTTTAGGTGAATATATTGTCTTAACAATTATATGTATCGTTGTATTAATTGGAGGCTTCTGGCTTTACAAGGCCGATAATCATCAAAAATCAGATCGATATTATACTGATGAAAATGGGATTCAACGGGAAGTAAAATTTGTGAAAATCAATAACTATTTATATTATGATGATTATACAAAAGCAGTATATTATCAGGAAGGTAGAGCTGGACGTATGGTTCAATACGTAGGAAAGCACTTAAAACCATGCAAATATATCAACGGAAGAGTTGTAGAACAGAAAGATTAATAGGAGGAAAATCATGTCATATACATCATACAAACAAAAATACCCGCAGCTACTTTGTCCACATTGCAGAAAAAGAACTTCTTATAAGATCCATGATCGAAAGGCAGAAGAAAATATCAAAGGTATTCGATTTGCATGGAAAGAAGTATTTGGATTCTGTAATGAATGTGGAAAAGAAATCTTTTTGCCAGAAATCTATGATCAGAATCTGGAGAAGCTTGAGAAAGAATTTTGGAAACATTATAATGAAGAAAAGAAGCGTGAAAATAAAAAGGAGAATTAGCTATGAGAGAGCATTTATTTTTAAATCCAGATGAATATCTTACAGTAGAAGAATTTCATCTGATCCGAAAAATGGATCTTCCGCAGGATTTTCTTGATTTCTTAGAGATCGGGTTTCGAACAGGATTAAGATTAAACGATATCTTGAATTTAAAAAAGGAAAATATTAATCTAAAAAAAGAAAGAATTATTGGAAATGCACAAAAAACAAATCTCTCAATGGATGTTGCATTAGATAAAATATCCTTGGACATCTTAAAACGTCGTCTAAAGAATGCTGAAGTCAATAATTTGTTTGTCGATAAATTCGGAAATATTTATAAACCTGGTTATTTTGGAAAATATTATGAAGAAGCTCATAAAAGCATGTATCCTGATTTACTAATCCACAAAGATATTACTTCAATCCGTAGAGGGAATCGTGATTTTTTATATATGCATAATGTTTCAGTTGCAGAGATAGAGTATCGTCAATGTTTTCGTAGTGCTTATGATAATGATTTATATGTAGAAGATCAATCGAATTCACTTTATGTAATTAACAAGTTTTTGAAGTGAAAAATTTTGAAAAATCAAAGATATGAAAGGAGTGCCAATTATGATTAAAAAAAATACTAAAACAGATCCAGAAAATGATAAAAACTATCTAACGGTCGAAGAGTTTAATACAATCCGAAGAATGGATTTTCCAAAAGACTTTTTGGATTTCTTGGAGATTGGATTCAGAACCGGATTAAGAGCTGCCGATATTTTGAATTTAAAGAAAGAGAATGTTAAACTCAAAAAAGATGATAATGGAAATTCGACTGGACGGATTCATGGAACTGCTTTAAAGACAAAATCACAGACTCCGATCAATATTAAATTGGATCAAATATCATTATCCATTTTGAAAAATCGTTTGGAGAATACAAAATCAGATTTCTTGTTTTTTAACAGATCTGGAGATTCTTATACAATTGAATACTTTAAAAAATATTTCCGAAAAGCATTTGATCAATTATATCCAGATGTGAAGTTTCATAAAAGCATTCATACGATACGTTCAGGAAATCGTAAATTCTTGGAAATGTACAATGTTAATCATTCTGAAATCGAATTTCGACAATGCTTAACGATATATGGACCTACATATACCTATATGGCAGAACAATCAGCATCTGTTAATGCAATTAACAAATATCTAAAATAAAGGAGAATAATTATGTATTCATTGAATCAGGAGAAACCATGGTATCTTACTGACGAATGGTATGTTACCGTAGAAGAATTTGATGCAATTCGAAGAATGAATTTTCCAAAAGATTTCATCGATTTTTTCGAAATCGCATTTCGTACAGGATTACATGAAAAAGATATTCTAAATCTAAAAAAAAAAATATAACTCTTGTAAAAGATGAAAATAACAATATTGTCAGCGGTCGAATTTATGGAAACTCTATAAAATTTAAGACTCCCATTAATGTGAAGCTAGATCAAAAATCTTTATCCATTTTAACAAAGCGAATGGAAAATACGAAAATAGAATTTTTGTTTGTCAACGAATTAAATCATCCTTATTCTATTTTATATTTTCAAGAATATTTTTATAAAGCATTCGAACAATTATATCCAGACAAAGAGATACGTAAACACATGTGTTCAATTCGAGCAGGGAACCTTAAATTTTTGGAGAGTCATAATGTAAAATATTTTGAAATTAAGTTTCGACAACGAATGAATACACATGATCCCGTACATTTTTATATGGAAGACCAATCTGCATCTGTTAATGCAATTGATAAGCATCTGAAATAATATAAACACAATTGTTGCATCATTTGTTGCAACATGTCAATTAGAACAGCAACTTTTTCGCTGTTCTTTTTTTTATTAATTTTCCCATCTTTCATATTTACCATGTAGAACATGACGAATAGAGAGAAAGGAGAAAATGATAATGAAAGAGATCAAAGATTTCGGAGAAAAAATCGGAGGCGCAAGAAAAGATGTATGGGCATTAAGAGGACTGATCTTAGATGATATTCTTAAAATGACATCAGGAGAAAAAGTAAAATACATTAAAAGAGATAATATCTGGAAAAAAATCGATGAGAAATCTCTTTTAAAGACACAGCCAAGAATTTACGTATATTGGCTGAAACAGATTCATTCCTGTATTTATCCTGATCTGAAATATATTGGATCGGATGAAGCAGCAATTGAGAAATATATCAAAGGAGTTACTTCTTTTCGTGATTATATCTTAGGCGCTGTAAATGCTGTCGAAGCTGCAAAATTAAATGAAGATATGCTGTATGGAAAGATATTTCATCATTCCCATGGAGTATATTATGAATTAAACGATGAATTCCATGGGGTGATCAATGGTCGTAAATTGTTAAAGTTGCATAATAAAAGCAATAACTCTTTTTCCCGTTTAAAAGAGGAAATGGACAAGAAGGGATTTGGTTGGACCAAAGAAGAATTCTATCGACACGATTATGAAATCCAATACATGGATGGAATAAATTGTAGAATTGAAAAAGCTGATTTGAAAGAAACATATTTAGTCATTCGAAAAGGATATTCAAAATTTTTTTATTCCTTGAAGGATATGGATTTATCAGGTGTTTCAATCGACCAATATGTATTATTGAATAAACAATCTCATTCAGTGATTGCATTTGATAAATACAAAGAGATTTTGGAAGATATAATCGATCGATTAGTAAAATTAAGAGTTGAATCTGAAGCAAAAAAACCAAAAAAATCTAATCCACGAAAACAGAAAAAAGGAAAATGGATTCCACCTCAACTGACTCATTTAAAAAGAGAGGGGAAAGATCATCGTCATGGTCACAATGTGACAGGAGATGATTTTATGAAATGCTTTGGAATCCGTGGCGGAGAATTTGGAAACTGGACCAATGATCACGATCGCCAGGTCAATCTGAATATGGCATTTGATGCCTTTTGTGATATGGCTGACGCTTTAAATATTTCAAGAAGAGATATTGGATTGATCGGTTTAGAAACAGGAGCACTTGCAATCGCATTTGGAGCAAGGGGTCGCAGTGGAGCATTAGCTCATTATGAACCTGAAAGAGAAGTGATCAATCTCACTAAAATGAAAGGAGCAGGATCGCTTGCTCATGAATGGGGACACGCATTGGATGATTATATCGGAAAAATGTCTGAAATTCATAGATTTGGAAAACTTGCATCTATGGCTCTGATTGATCCAAAAATCCCAGAATGCTTTCGTTCTGTTATTCATGCTTTGTGTCTGAATGAAAATCATGGAATCACAAAGTATTATTCAGATTCCAGTACTTTTGGTGAAATGTTTAATGCATCTGGTCATGGTTATTGGACAAGTAATGAGGAGCTATTTGCAAGAGCGTTTGCCTGTTATGTAAAAGACAAGCTTTCTGGAAGAAATGATTACTTAGTTGGTCATGCTGATATTGGAAAAGCGGAGCATCAAGGAAAAACAATTTATGTCTATCCGGTTGGGAAAGAAAGAAAACGGTTTGATCAAAAAATGGATGAGATGATCCAGGGATTAAAAGAAATCGGATATCTTCATGATCCAATCGAAGCATATGAGTTTGAAACGCCAGAAGCGAAACTTCATGTTTCGAAAGAAATCGGGATCAAAATTACGAATGTGCATCAGATGTCATTTGCAGACTTTGGAATCTAGTCTTATAATTTTCTCAAAAAGAATGGATGAGCGTACTGCTTGTCCATTTTTTTATATGTGAAAAACAAAACCTGAAATTTCTCTCATATTTATATTAGAAAGTAAATCGAAAGGAGATTAAGTATGCATATTGAGAAAATAGAGCATGACAATTTTGTAGAAACGAAACTTGATGCAGAAGAAGTCAAATGTCTTTGTGAAGCGCTTTATAGTGCTTACTACGACAACGAAGATAATCCTATATTCAGTAAACTGTATAGTGAGCTGATCATTGCAAGAGATATTTGTTTATATGGACATTTGGATGACTTTGGAATCGCAAGTGTCGTCAGCTGTAAAGATATCAAAAAAATCAGTGAACAGGCAAAAGAAATCAATCAAACAAGAAAGGAAGAAGCGTAATGTTACATATTAAAAATGATTATTATATCAAAGCAGGAGCACGATCTTATATTCTGATGAAAAAACTTTCCAAGAAAGACACATCAGACTTAGAATTTACAGAAGAAGCCGAAGACCATGTAAAAGGTTACAAGAATATTGGATATTATTCTAAGATTGAAACTGCAATTAAAACAGCCATGGAAGAAATGGTCCGTGATCAGATTAATAACAATGCTGATACAGAGTTAAGTGAAATTGTTGAATATATTGCAAAGCTTAGAAAAGAAATGGATGATTTATTAGCTGAAAAAGTGCAGGGATTGTAATCTTTTCTAATAAGAAAGGAGAAAAGGAAATGAGTTATGCAAGCATATATGGAATAAGACCAGATCTTACAGCAGTGGAAGTAAAACAATATCATGATTCCTGGTTCTTTCTGTCACAGATCGATATAGTCCTTGGTGCAAAATATTTGAACATAAAAGATACATATAAGATGATGCTCAGTTTAAGTGATCAGAGAAATTTAGAACGTAAAGTATCAAAAGCAAAAATAATAGAAGATTGCATTCTACGGTTACTTGAACATCAACAAATATTTTTTACAAAAGACAAAGAATTCATTGCTGATTGTATACAAAGATTTTTTATGAAAAATGTCAGATATTATCATCCGGATAATACGGATCTGATTGAATTTTATAATGAACTTCGAAGAGATATTCTTGATTTGGATGAAAATGAATATCCATATTTTGTATTCAATGTTACCTCCGTATCCGGTACCATACATAATCTTTTCTTTCGATATGATGATGATACATTCGAATATATTCCGATTTCTTTGAAAGAAAAAGATGAAGAGATCGTAGATTTTGTATGCATTGAAAATGGAACAATCAAAAAGTTCATTTCTAATTTGGAAATCTAATTAAAAATCAACGAAACAGGTAGTGTAATTACTATCTGTTTTTTTATATATGAAAAATCTTTTTTTTAAAAAAACTCATATTTGTAATGTAGAAAAAAATAAGAAAGGAGTTTTATATGAAAGGTTTCGAAAATATTAACATCAGTGAGCATTGCAAACAACGATATGTAGAGCGCATCAAAGACATTACTGATCGACAAGAGTTGCGTAGATATATTGTTTTGTATGAGCAGGATATCATTCAAAATATTCGGAAAATGCTACAATTTGGCGAAATTATCTACACAGGAAAAAACTTCGAGGCAAAAGACAATAAAATCATACATATTATTCTAAATGGAGCCTGGTTAGTTTTTGTCGGAAAGGATTCACAAACCGCGATCACTATGTATAAGATCGATCTGGGGTTAGATGAAGATTTCAATAAAGATTATATTCAGAAATTTTTGGAAAAATTGAAGGGCATTGATCAGGAATATCAGGAACAGGAAGAAGATATCCGTAACTCGGTTCTTGAAATGGATCAGGAGATGGAAGAATGTGATGAAAAGATCGAAGAACATCAGAAATTGATCCGTGATTATGAAAATAGGAAAGCCGGGATCAAAGAATCGAAAAAATCATTAGATGTATATCTGAATGAGATCGATCTGAAACGTAGAGATATCATCAGCAGATTAATCTGCAAAAAAGCAATGTAATTTTGGAGGGAACTATGAAAAAAGAACGACTAGAAGAACGATTTGGAATAAAAGTCTTGATTACGATCCTTTGTCTGACCGTGGTACAGCTTGGAAATATTATTCCTATTCCGACAATCAATACAGCATATTTTAGTTATTTAGTTAGTAAAACAAGTGTTTTGGGAATGATGAACCGATTTAGTGGTGGAGCGTTTCAGAATATGACATTATGTGCATTGGGAATCTCTATCTACATATCTGCAAGTATTGTTATTCAGATGCTTACTGTTGTATTTCGAAAATTAGAAGAATTAGAACGAAATGGAGCTTATGGAAAGAAACAGTTAGAACGTATCACAGTTTCATTCAGTATTTTTTTAAGTGTTGTTGGCGCATTTTCTTTTGGAATCATGCTGCGAGCAAATGGGATCTTAAAAGATCAAAAATGGACAACATATCTGATCACCGTTGGATGCCTTTGTTTTGGATCTTTATTACTGATCTTACTTGGAAAAGTTATTGATAAAAAAGGTATTGGAAATGGCATTACGGTTGTATTAATGATGAATATGATCACTTACATTCCAAATGATGTGCAGAGTTTATATTATGGATTTATGAAAAAACATCCTGCATGGATGTGGGTAGCAACAATTGCTGTTGTCATCATTCTGATCATTCTTGCGATTTTCATGAATGATATAGAGAAAAGAATCAAATTACAGTACAGCAGTGCTCCTGTAGAAAGTGATTCTGTTAGAGAATCTTCTTATTTGTCTATCAGCGGAAGATTGATCAGTGTTATGCCTGCAATCTTAACAAGTACCGTATTTCAGATGATCACATTGTTTTCAGCTTTTGGTGGCAGCAATATCAAATGGGTGCAGTATTTTAATATGTCAAACTGGTTCATGAAAAAACATCCAGAATATATGATTGGATTTGCAGTTTACCTGATCCTTATGATTGCATTTTCTTATTTTTATATTTCTATCACGTTTAATCCATATCAAATGGCTTTCAATTTAAAGAAAGAGGGCGTTGTGATCGAAAATGTAAGACCTGGAGAGGAAACGATCAAATATCTGAAAAAATCCGTGAATCAGATTGTATGGATCTGTATCGGGTTATTATTTGTACTGATCACAGTTCCAATGGCAATTACAGGATTATCTAATGTATCTTCTTTAAATTCTGGCGGAACAACACTGATCATTATTGTTGGAGCGATGTTAGAAACGGTTCGTTCATTCAAAGGAGAACGCTTAATTGTAAATTATCGCAAAAAATCCTGGCTCAGAAAGGAGAAAAAACATGTATCTTCCAAACGCAAAAAATCTTGCTAAATACTTTGTCACAATCGTTGCTGGAACAGCTTTATGTTCTGGATTTATAACAGTTGTCAGTTATGCAGCAAACTTTGTGATCTCAAAGATCTAAACAAAAACAGGTGGATTTTTCTACCTGTTTTTTATATGTGAAAAATCTTTTTTTTAAAAAAACTCATATTTGTAATGTAGATAAAATAAGAAAGGTGGAGAATGTATGAAAGTAAGTGAATTCCAGTACACAAATCCTCATTTAACAGAAATGGTATTTATGGAAAATCCTAATTTTGTGATGAACAAAGAAAAAATTGAAATAACAGAAAATATTCTTTCAAATATCAAAAAAATTGAAGGAAATCATGCAGTGATCAGTGTGTCTTTGGTATTAGGTGATCTTGACGATTTTGAAAATGATCAACCTTTTGCATTAAAATGCACCGTAGAAGCAGAATTTGAATGGAGTGAAAAGATACAAAATGATGGGAAGATTGATATTTTGTTAGAAAAAAATGCTCAGGCACTACTGATCGGATATTTAAGACCGATCGTTGCAAACATTACAAATGTTTCAAAATTCCCAGCATATAATCTGCCATTTATCAATCTAAACGAATAAGGAGAAGAATATGAATGCAAATAATGTTCCGATCATCGATCTGAAAAAAGAATCTTTGATCAATGCTTTTCAAAATTATATGGGAAGATCTTTTTCAAATGACAAGATGCTCCGTTTTTTGAGTGCTTATAATGCAACTCTGCTCGCAATGATAGCAACAAAAAAAGAGTTCACAAAAGAAGAAAAAGAAACCCTGTATGAATTTCATGACTGGTTCTTAGAAAAATATGGAGAAAAAACATATAAAGCCCGTATGAGAGAATGGGGACAGGAACCTTTGATCTTTCGATATACGGAAAATCTGTATATGCAGGATCGGGAAAAAGAACGAAAAAAACTGGTAGAGCAAGCCACTTCGGAAGAAATCAAAGAGGCTAAAAAATTCAGAGATCAGCTTTTACAGATTCATCAGGATAAAATTCTGAATTGTACGGATGATGTGAATTCTGATGTTGATGTTTACCATATGCCAGGTGCGTTTGCGGAATCGGAAGTAAAATTCATGAAATCATATTTTGGCGAAATCTGTCTGGAGGCATTGAAAAATAACGGAGCGATCGTTGTCAGAGTTCAAGGAAATGAAAAGAAAAATGATCAGTTGTTTGGAGTTTTTTGTACAAAAGGAAAATTCATATCTGTTTCCAAAGAAGCAATGCTAAACGCTCATTGTACAAGACCTGATGGAACACGAATGAAACCAGAAAAGAACTTAATTTATACAACACTTGAAGAAGTATTAAGGAGGGAAAAGTAACAATGAATCAGAAAAGAAAATCAGAAGTCGATAAGATCTTACAGCTGCAGAAAAAAATTTCTCAGCTTTCTGATGATGAATTAAAAGCAAAAACAGAAGAATTTCGTAAAAAGCCAGTGAAAGATATTAAATTGGAAGCTTTTGCAGTCGTAAAAGAAGCTGCAAAACGTGTGATCGGGTTAGATGCTTTCCCAGTACAGTTAATGGGAGCTTTAGCATTATATGATGGAAAAGTCGTAGAAATGAAAACTGGAGAAGGTAAAACTCTGGTTTCGATCTTTCCTGCTTATGTCAGAGCATTAGAAGAAAAAGGTGTTCATATCGTAACGGTCAATGAATATCTGGCACAGCGTGATGCAGAATGGATGGGACAGGTATTAGAATTCCTTGGATTATCTGTTGGAGTTTCTTTAAATGATATGTCATCTATTGATAAAAGAAATGCTTATTCCTGTGATGTCACTTATGTAACAAATACAGAGATTGGATTTGATTATTTAAGAGGTTTTTTAGGGACAAAGACGCTAAGATCTGAAAATGCATTACATTACTGTATTATTGATGAAGTGGACTCCATTCTTATTGATGAAGCCAGAACGCCTTTGATTATTTCGGATGAAAATGAAGATGGCGAACAGTTATTTATCTCTGCAAAAGTATTAGCTGAAAGATTAGTCAGAGGAACAGGAGAAACAGAATTAAGTAAGATCGATGCGATCAGTGGAATCTTACCGGATGAAGATGGAGATTATCTGATCAATGAAAAGGATAAAGCTGTGATCTTAACAGAGAATGGGGTATCAAAGATTGAAAAATATTTTGGAATTGATAATTATTCTGCCCCGGAAAATGTAAAATATCAGCATCATGTTGTAACAGCGATCAAAGCAAAAGAACTGATGCATAAAGATAAGGATTACATTGTCGATCGTGGAACGATCCAGATCGTTGATGAGTTTACAGGACGTATCTTACAGGATCGTAGATATTCTGATGGTTTGCATAAAGCGATTGAAGCAAAAGAAGGCGTTGAGGTACAGGACCAGACAAAAACAGCTGCAAAGATCACTTATCAGAGTCTCTTTAATCTGTATGACAGGAAAGCTGGTATGAGTGGAACTGTTTACAAAGATCGGAAAGAATTTAAAGAAATCTATCATTTAAAAGTTGAACGGATTCCTACAAACAAACCTGTGATCAGAGTTGATCATAATGATCAGATTTACGCTACAAAGAAAGCAAAAGAAAATGCGATCATTGAACGAGTCAAAGAAATCCATGAATTGCACCGACCAGTTTTGATCGGTACAACAAGCGTACAGATGTCTGAACGAATCAGTGATCTATTAACAAAAGAAGGACTTGCTCATGAAGTTTTAAATGCAAAAAATCATTTAAAAGAAGCTGAGATCATTGCAAAAGCCGGACAGATTGATGCGATTACTGTCGCAACGAATATGGCAGGACGTGGAACTGATATTTTACTTGGAGATGGAGTCGCTGATCTTGGTGGCCTATATGTAATTGGATGTGGAAAGCATGAAGCCAGACGTATTGATGATCAGCTCCGCGGTAGAGCTGGAAGACAGGGAGATCCTGGGGAAAGCATGTTCTTCGTTTCCTTAGAAGATGATTTTATGAAACAGTATGGAAACAGTGAACTTTCTTCTAAAATCTTAGAAAATGAAACAGAAGAATTAAATAATAAGACCATGCAAAACCATGTGTTAAAAACACAGAAGAAAATTGAACAGAACTACTATGGAATTCGAAAAAATCTGTTTGATTATGACAAGATCGACAATCTTCAGTTTGAAGCTGTGATTGATGCAAAATCAAAAGTTTTAAATCAGTTTTCTGTTGCAGGACTGTTTTATCAGATCATTGACATGATGTGCAAATCGTTTGATTATGACAAGTTGGCAAAAAGATTACCTTTACAGGATCTTCATATCACAAAAGAAGATGTAGAACAGAAGAAAGCTGCCAGAAAATTAAAAGACTTCTTAAAAGGATCACTTGAGAATGACAATGAAGAAGGTATGATCACACAGAGATTAAAATCATGTTTGGCATATGCGATCATTTCTGAATGGACAGAACATATTCAGAAAGTAGAAGATCTGCAAAAAGTATCTCGTTATCAGGGATTAGGAAAAAATCCTCTTGATTATTACAAGATCCAAGGATACAGGTTATTCGAGGAGACGATCAATGAAATGAAATACAAAGCAGTGGAGACATATTTTGCTTTCTAAGTGTTGGAGTTATGGGATTCATCTTTTTCCTTTTATAGGAACGATGAGTCCTTTTTTATTGATCTAAGCAGAATACCCCGTCCATAATGAAAGTTGGACGGGGATGAATGCGGTCTTCCTTTGAAGTGTGAGAATCTTATATGTGAAAAATAAATTTTAAAAATTCTCTCATATTTATAGAAAAAGAAAAAATCAACAGGAAAAGGAGAAATGTGCGCATGAGTAAAATGTTAAATATTGCGTTAGTTGATGTAGACGGCCCATTGCATATGCCTGCATATTGTATGGATTGGTCAACTTTATCAGAAGAAGAATGCTCGAACATCCTTCATGCAATGAATTTTCATCATCCAACAGAAGAAGAGGTCTACAATACGATTAATACCTTACTTGCATACTTATATTATGAAAACAAAGCAGGAACTTTTGTTGATGTCAGTGTAATGAATAACCAGAAACCGAAGAACACAAAGGAGGAAGAGAAATGAAAGTATTTTTGGGAGGGACATGTTCTGGATGGAAATGGCGAAACAAATTTCAGAAAATGCTTAAATGTGATTATTACAATCCAATGACTCACGGTTGGAATGAAAAAGATCGGCAGAAAGAAGTTTATGAAAGAAAAACTGCTGATTATGTTGTATATGGCATTACGAAAGGAATTAAAGGAGTCTATTCCATAGCAGAATTGATCGACGATGCAAACAAACGTCCAGAAAAAACAATCTTCTTAAATTTATATGATGGAGATGCCATTGTACACGACCTCAAAGCCGTTGAAAATTTGTGTAAAGACAATGGTATCGCAAAAGTTTTCACTGGAAAGAATGCAATGCAAGAAGCTGCAGATTTTCTTAATTCGATGAATGCAAAGTTAAATAAAAAATGAGAATGTTCTTATGGAAGTATCAATAAGAAGTAATTTAAAAGAATATTTGAATCATCATCCCATAGCAGATCAACTATTTATGAAATTATACAATATTGGAGAACTTTATCTAATTGGTGGAGTTCTAAGAGAATTCTTGGAAACAGGTGATATTGAAAATGTAAGAGATATTGATCTTGTAATTAGTACAAAAGAAGTTGATCAGTTTCATAAAATCTGCATGAAGTATCATACTAAAAAGAATTCTTTTGGCGGATACAAGATCAATTGTGATGGCATTACAATCGATGTATGGAATATTGAAAACACATGGGCATATAAGAAAAATATCATCAAATGTTTTGAAGAAGACTACTTCAAAAATCTACCTTATACTGTATTTTACAATCTTGATTCTTTGATTTACGATGTAAAAAATGACGTATTGTATGACTATCTTTACAAAAAAGCAAAAGAAAGTAACATCTTGGATATTGTATTAGAAGAAAATCCTCATGTTGATTTGAATATTTTAAGAGGAATGATCTTTCAGAACAGATATCATATGAAGTATTCTGAACGACTTAAGAAACTAATTTATGAGCGTTATCGGAATGAGAAAGAATATGAAAAAATACTGTATTTAATAGAAAAAAAAAGATATAAAATAGAAATCTTATCTTTGGTCGAAATTAAAAAGCAGTTGGATAGTATTCACTCAGAAAAACCTGATGGATAATTACAAGATCTTCTATCTTTCATATTTAAGATGTAACTTAAATGACGATTGAGAGAAAGGAGATGTTAGATATGTATTTTGTATGCAATTTTAAATCGACGACTTTCTTCTAGTTGTATCATTACAAAAAATGTACTATAATATAGAAGGAAGGGAAAGTTAATGGGAAAAGATCTAAATAATGCAATGGATAGTACTGAAGGTGATAATCAGTACGATGAAGCTGCAAAAAGGATACTTGGAAACAAAGAGGTTTTGTCCCATATTCTGACCAATACGGTAGATGAATACAAGGAAATGAAACCGGAAGATGTCATTCCTTTGATCGAAGGCGATCCATATATCAGTGTTATTCCTGCGGAACCAGGATTAACAAATGCAGAAAAGATCGTAAATGGAGAAAGGATTGTTGGCTTCAACACAGAGAATTCAGAAAGATATGAAGGATTGATCCGATTTGATGTTATATTTTATATTTTGACAAAAGATGGAAAAAATAAGATCATCATCAATGTGGAGGCTCAGCGAAATGAGAATACCTCATATCCACTCCTAAATCGAGCAATCTTTTATGACTGTCGAGTGATTGCTTCACAGAAAGAACGCGAATTTTCAAAATCGAACTATCAGGATATCAAGAGGACCTACAGTATCTGGATCTGTATGAATACCGGAGAAAATTGTATGAACCATATTCATCTGGTCAATGATAATATCATTGGGGATCATCATTGGAAGGGTGATATCGATATTTTTAATCTGATCATGATCGGAGTCAATGACAGTTGTGTCCCGGAAGCAGATGAAAGCAAGTTTTATCGTTTCTTATGTGCGTTGTTTGCTGATCCAGAAAAAGTTCCTTTCCAAGAAAAGAAAGATATTCTGAATCAGGAATATAATGTATGGACTCCAGAAATCAGAAAGGAAGTGGAGACTATGTGTAATTTATCAGAATCAATCGCAGAGAGAGCTGAAATTAAAGGTTTTGATAAAGGTTTTATCAAAGGCGAAATTAACGGAACTATTAAAACTTTAGTTGATCTTGTGAAAGATAATCTACTTTCTATTGCGGAAGCATCAAAGCGAGCAAATATGACGGAAGAAGAGTTTAAGAAATATCTGTCATAAAAAACAAAATACAAAACTACAAATCAAAGCAGGGAAGATTCAATTCTTCTCTGTTTTTTTATTTTTCTTCCCATCTCTCATATTTATCATATAAAAACATATGACGAAGAGAGAAAAAGGAGGTTTTGCTATGGCAGCAATTCAATTCGCAACAAATAGTTTACCATTTCATTTATTTCAGGATTATATGAACCTGACAGTTACATTTTTAAAATATTCCAATAACTATGAAAATCAAAAAGATAATTTTTTGATCCAATATGCAAGAGAAGATGATAATTATTATGCAGTTCAGTTGATCAAAGCATTAGAAATCGGTCCATCCGGTCCTTTAAAATCTATTTTTACAGATTATTGGAATTACATGTGCCAATTTGGGATTGCAGAAAATACCGAACATTATTTTGGCGGACTTTGCATGAATGGAAATGAGCTGATTGAAAAATATCGTAACCAGGATAGCAGCAGAAATGAGTTTGTTTATAAACTTGTCATGGCTTATGTTGAATGGAAGGGGTATGAAATGAATCAGAAAAGTGTTGTTGCAGCATAATTTGGGAAAACAGACAGGAATTGATCTTGTCTGTTTTTTATATGTGAAAAAGCAGAAAAATCAAATCCCTCATATTTGTATTAGAAAGTAAAAAAACAAAACTATAAGAATTGGTGGAGGAAACAAATAATGAAACGATCAGAAACTATCATCATCGAAAGTGTACTATATCAAGATCTTTTTGGTACTAATCCATCTCTTGCAAAAGAATATGGCACAACAGAAGTAACGATCCAATTTCCAAAAAAGAAAAAAGAACTTGTAGATTTCATGAGCTACGATGTAAGAAAAGATATTTTTCGATGCTATGAGATCAAAGTTAGTATGAATGATTTTCACAGTAAAGCTGCAAAATCATGGTATGGAAATTACAATTACTTAGTCTTATCAAGAGACTTATATATGCAGCAGTCATTAGAAAAATGGAAAGAACAGGTCCCGAAACATGTTGGAATCATTTTTGTTAACGCAGATGCGGAATACAAACACAAGAAAGTGGTAAAACGCCCAGAATACATAGATATTCCAAAAGAAGAAAAAGAACTTCTAAAACGAAGTCTGATTCGAACATTGTTTTATCAAAATGACAAGAATCGAAAAAAAGGAGTGATCATATGAATCAGCAAGAATCATTAGAATTTTTGCAGCAGTGTATGGATGAGATTAAAAATTGGACGCCAGAAGATAAAGAAAGGGCCAAACAACTTTTTGAAGAAATAAATCTTGAAAATATAAGATCAGGATCTCAAAATCCATCCGATGGACATTTTGAATTCATTCTGCCAAATGGAGAAACAACACTATAAGAAAAATACAGAAAGACGAGCTGCAATCTGCTCGTTTTTTTATATATGAAAAACTTTTTCTCCAAAATCTCTCATATTTGATATGTAGAAAAATTAAAGCGAAAGGAGAAAAAGACATGGAAAAGAAAAATCATGCTGTTGCATATGTAGATGGAAGTTATTCGAACAATACTGCCGGATATGGTGTTGTGTTCTTTTATGAAGATGCAAAAGAACCAGAATATTTTAGTGGACGATGTAAAAATGCTTCTATGAACAATGTTTCTGGAGAAATTGAAGCTTCTCTCTTTGCAGTAAATAAAGCTTTGGAATATGGATGTTCTTCGATTGATATCTTTTATGATTACACAGGAATTGCATATTGGGCAACCGGAGTATGGAGAGCAAAGAAAAAAGAAACAATGGCATATCGTGATCAGATGAATTTCTTTAAAAAAATGATCGATATTCAATTCCATCATGTGGAAGCACATACTGGAGATCAATGGAATGAAAAAGCAGATGATCTTGCGATCAATGCTGTTCTTGGAAAGAAAGAAGAAAAGATTCAAGAAGTTGACACATATGATGCAAAAGATCGTGGGATCAAACCGGAATGTGCTGCTGCCATTCGAAGATTTTATCAAAAAAAAGATCATAAATTTAAAGATTTTATGCAGTTGAAGGTTGGTGGGATCGATCGGTTTTCTCGATTAAAAGAAGAAGATCTAGAAGATATGATCCTATCTGAAATGAAAGAGACCATTAAAAAAGGAATTCATGATCCATCAAGCTACAATAATGTTTTGAAATGGATGCTGCGAGGATTGTCATTGGATGATGCGATGCATAAGGTCAATGTAGATTATGAGATTGCATCAAATTGTACTTATTATTAGGAAGGAATTTTTATGAAACAGGAAAAAGAACAGGGACTGTGCTCATCAGAAGTGCAGTCGCAAAGAGAAAAATTTGGAACCAATAAATTGCCAGAGCCAGAATTACAGACAACTTTAGATTTTGTAAAAGATGCTTTGTTTTCTGATAAGATTGTTATCTTGTTAATGGTCATGGCTCTGATCCAGTTATTTTTAGCGATCACTGGATTTGGCACATTTTCAGAACCAATTATGATTGCAGTTGTATTAGGAATCATTACTGCTATTGGAGTAAAAACAGGAAAAGGCGTTCAGGAAGCGAACCGAAAATTAAAGGAAAAATCATCTTTAAAATATTGCAATGTTATTCGTGACGGAAAGGTTCAGACGATCAATAAAGATAATATCGTGGTTGGTGATCTTGTCTGTATCGAATTAGGACAGGATATTTACGCAGATGGATATATCATAGATGGCGAAGTATCAGTTAGTAATGCTGCGATCAATGGAGAAACCATTGAGATCCATAAAAAGCCGATCAAAGGTTATATTCCAGAAAAGATCACATCAGATTCTTATAACAATGAAAACTGCTTATTTGCAGGAACAACTGTGATGGAAGGCAGTGGAAAAATGATCGTCACGACAGTTGGAATTGACACAGTAAATGGAAAAACGCTGGTTGATTCTCAAACATTAGAAGCTCCAGAAACAGCACTAACGATCGCATTAAATAAATTAAGTGATTTCATTACTCGATGGGGATCCATTGCTGCATTTGTAGCATTTGCATTAATGGTTGTAATTGAAGTCATTGGTGGTGGATATCAGAACCAGGAATGGATGATGATCTTTAAGGATATTGTTGAAAAAGCAAGTGTTGCTTTAACGATCATCGTTGCTGCAGTTCCAGAAGGATTACCAATGATCGTCAAATTAGTAACTCAGCAGAATGTTGTGAATATGGAAAAAGCAAATATTCTTGCAGTCAATCCAAATAAGATCCCAGAAATGGCATATTTAAATCTTGTTTGTACCGATAAAACTGGAACATTAACAACTGGGATTATGACTCCAGAGATCATTTCTGGAGATGCCTTTCAGGAAAATCTTGTTTTAAACAATGAGGCTGTTTTCGATAAAGACGGGAATATCACTGGTGGAAATTCCATTGATCGAGCCATGTTGTCTATTCTTTTATTAAAAGATAAGATGAAAGTTTACGATGAAGCAATGAAGAAAGAAATTGTTACCAGACAGCCATTTAGCAGTAAATTAAAATTTTCTGGTGTCTCAGTCAAAGAACATGATGTTGTTTTTTCTTATTATAAAGGAGCTCCAGAAAGAATCTTAGAACACTGTACCAAATATATCGATCCAGTTGGCGGAGATATCATGGATTTGGATGTGATCAGAAGATCAGAAATTCAACAGCAGTTATCAGAAGCCAATCATAAAGCAATTCGCTGTGTTGCTTTTGCAAGAAAAAATGGTCAGCTTGAAAAAGATATTTTACCAGATGATATGGTGTTTGAAGGCTTTGTTGGAGTCAGAGATCCTTTAAGAGAAGGTGTAAAAGAAGCTGTTCAGACAGCAAAAGAAGCTGGTATTCAGGTCATTGAAATGACAGGAGATGCATTAGAAACAGCTATTGCAATCGCAAGAGAAGCTGGTATTTATGAAGATGGAGATATTGCATTAACAGATCAGGAATTTTCTGAAATGAAAAATGATAAGGTCAAAGATATTCTCCCAAGACTAAAAGTGATCGCACGATGTGCTCCAAGCACAAAGCTTCGATTAGTCACTTTAGCACAGGAAACAGGAATGTCTGTTGCAATGACTGGAGACGGAACCAATGATTCTCCTGCATTAGCAAGAGCAGATGTTGGATTTGCTATGAATTCCGGAACAGATGTTGCAAAAGCAGCTGGAGATATCATTTTAACAGATGATAACTTTACATCGATCATTCGTGGCATTAAATTAGGAAGAACATTTATGCATAACATTAATATGTTCCTTGATTTTCAGTTACCGATCAATATTTCCTTGTTACTGCTGAATCTAGTATTCCCATTCTTTAGTACAGGAGCCTTTTTGACATCAGCACTGATTCTGATCATTAATATCATCATGGATTCTTTAAACTCCTTAAGTTTTGGATCTGAACCAGAAAAAGAAGAGTACATGAAAGAAAAACCATTTGTAAAAGGAACCGGATTATTTGATAAACAGTCAAAATTAAGAATCGGAACGGCAACAACATCTTTCATTCTTGCTTACATTATTTTGATGTTTCCATGTGCAACCATGTTCCATGGAGAAGCAGAACAGCTAACAGCACGTTTTGTCTTATTATGTTTTATGGCTGTAATGAACGGATTCTGTGTACGTGTTGAAGGAGCTAATTTATTGAAAGGAATCACAAAAAATAAATTATTCCCTGCGATTGCTTTTGGAATCTTAGCAGGTGCAGTGATCATTGCACAGCTTTTATATGGATTATTAGGACTTGCTCCATTAAATGGAATGCAGTGGTTAGTGATCATCATATTATCTATGATCGTCATTCCGATCGATCTTGTAAGAAAACGTGTTGTATCAAAATAAGAGGGGATGTTTTTATCTTAAGAAAGGAGAAGCAGGGGAGTAATTCTCTCCTCTGCTAACATATTTATGAGTCGAAGTGCACAAGTAACAGTTATGAAGACAATGAAAGTCTTTATGCTGATCTTTGAAATTTACTTTATGTATTTATTGATCACAGGAGCATATCCAGAAGGCTCGTTAAAGCTGATCGTTGGAATTACTATCGGACTTAGCTTATTTCGAATGATCAAAGAAATGTCTCAGCCAATGCCATATTCGGAAAAAGCGATCAAAGAAAGATATGGAAATGCCAAAAATGTTCTCTTCTATGATGACTATTATGGATCAGTAAATTATTATACAACCGATCAGAAGTTTCATGGCAAGGTAGAAGTGTCTCTTGCAAGAGGCCCGATCTATGGAAAAGATGAAGATACCACTTTTGAATGCGAATATGCAGATGAAGTAGAAGATAAATTCAAAGAACTGGTAGAACATTGGAAAGAAGTAGAAGCAAATTACTTAAAAGCAAACAAAAAATAATCATCTTCTTTTTCATCTCTCATATTTGATATGAAAAAAAATGAAGAATAGAGAAAAAAGGAGAATTAACATGAATGTATCATGTAAAAATTGCAGATTTGCAGGAATCAATGGGGAACAGAAGATCGTTTGTCCAAATGAAGAGTTATGTGTAAAAAAGCCAATCACTCAGGAAGAACGCAGAAAAGATGTTCCATTATATCAGAGAGCCTGCTATGTGCCATTATAAGATCAGAGATTTCTCTGGTCTTTTTTTTATCATTTGCAAAATCTTTCATATTTAAAATGTAACAAAGATGACGATATAGAGAAAAAGGAGAAATTACTATGAGTAAAGAAAATATCTTAGAAGTTAAGGAATCAGAAGTATTCAAAGATCTGATCATTGAAATCAAAAATGAGATGCATGAAAAATATGTAGAAATACAGAATTCAAACATTTCTTTTGAAGATTTTGTGGAGAATTTTTATTTCCATGTAGGTTATGTTCTAAGAAAGAAGATAGCTTGTGCCGGTCAGATGTTAATGGATCATGGGATACCATTTCCAGAAGCAAAAAACACTTTGTTTGATCTTTTAACAAAAGATGATGCAGAAATTCTTGCTGTTTCTAATTCAATCTTTCCAGGAAGTAAAAAATATGTTGTCGGTAAAGCTTTGTAAAAGGAGAAAAGTTATGAATAACAATAAGAAGTATTTTCCTGTTTACAAAGGAACATTGGCTGATGCAAGGAAAGAACTGAGTATAGATCTTTATCTTGATTCGAAACAATGGAACCTGGCATGCAAAACAGCGATCGAATATATCCTTGATCGGAATAGAACAACCAATTTAAAACAAGCTGTAAAAGAGCTTCTTGATGATTTTGGAGAAGATCGAGTTGTATTTATGATCGCAAATACAGTTCAGTATTTTACCTATGAAGATTGTTTTTCGAAAGAAAATGAAAAATGGGCAGGAGAAATCGATATTCCAGAAAATTTCAATCGAGGAATCGATATTAATTCTCGTTACATTATTGATGGAGATGTATCGATTTTAAACGAAGTCGTGAATGAATTAAGAGCTATGATCTAAGAAAAAGGAGAAAAAATTATGAATCAAATTCAGGTGACATGTGACAAGAATTGCATTTATTGCAAGGACGGATTTTGTGAATGTGATCAACATTTATTAGAAGTTGCAGAAGAATTTTTGAGATTAAAAAGAGGAGAAGAAGTCGAACATTTAAAAGAAAGAGAATCTATTGGTGCGGCAAGCATGGAATGGTGTTCTGAATATGAATGGGATTTTCTTTATGAGCCTACAAAGATTAACCTATGGAAGAAACTCTCAGAAGTGGAATGTGATCCAGAACTCGGCATAAAAATTGTAAAACTATTTCATCAATGGAATGGGTATGTATGTTTCCAAATTTTGCGTACTAAAAGTGATGGATCAGAAATAGAAGAAGTTTTGCTTAATCGAGCTTTAATTGAAACGGATGAAGAGTTCTCTCAATATCCTAAATGGACAGAATTTCCAGAAGCAGTTTTACAGTATTTGTCTGATGAGCCTTTTGGAATGCGTGTTTTGGAAGATGGCGAAATATCAGCGATCGATCTCATGAAAATGAAAGATCTTTTGAAAAAGTATCCGGTATTAAAAGATGCATTTCTGGTAAATGAAGAAGAACAGTCTTTGGAGATTTATCCAGAAGCGATGTGCAAGATTCGTTGGGATATGCATCCTACTTATGGTCAGGATAACTGTGTGAAAAATAAAAAAGAAGATATAACAAAAGAATTTGTTGAAAGTCTTGAAAATGCAATCAGCTATTACAACACTTATATCTATGTTGAGTGCTATAATTACAAGTTTATGAGAGACTATCCACAATTTCTTAAATATGGTCCAGTATCAGGATGTTCTGAAAATGCAAAATTAAAAAAACAGAAAGTGATTTTGAAAAGCTGTGATGCAATTCGTCTTTTGGTAATCGAAGAAAACATTTCTCGTTCCGAAGCTCAGGAAATTATTTTAAATTTTGTAAAAAGAGCAGATACGGATCATATCTCTGATAAGAGCAATATTGAAAGTGTTCATGAAGATATTAAAAACTATGCTCATCGTATTTTTTTACATGAGATACTCGAAAAGGAGTAAAAAAAAGAGAGCCCCAATCGGGCTCTTTTTTCTTTTTCTTGGCTTCTACAAAATATAAATCAAACAAAACCAAGAGTTGTAGAAACCGTCCATGCAAATTCAATTCATGTTTCTTTTGTATTATACAGAAAATATGTTCGAATTGCAAGTGCTTTTTATGAAATCTTTCATCACTCATATTTAACATGTAAACAAATAATGACGATTTAGAGAAAGGAGAAAAACTAAATACTATGCTTTCAAGGGTTTGAGAGTAGTGTAATTTCAAATGAAAATATAATTTAAAAGAAAAGGAGAAAAAATTAATGAGTTGGATTGGTGGAGAGTTTATTATCAATGATATGAAAGAAAAGACTTTAAAAGAGGCATATTCATCCATATCATCTGCTGTAAGGCATAATGCAGATCTGGAGGAATTTCCATATATGGGAACAGAGATCATGAAAATTAAACCTTTTCATAAAGGAAAAATTTATGGATCTCAGGAAGAAGCTTCTAAAGCATTAGAAGAATCATACGCTAGTTGGGCACGAGAATATAATGTGGCTGCTGCCTTTTATGACACCAGTGCTGCAAAAGAAACAAAACGTATAAAGACCTTAAAAGAACGCTTAGAAAAAGAACATCAGAAATTAAACGATTATATCAAGAAAAATGATTGCAAAAATTTCAAGGCGAAATTGATCACATGCCCAAAATGTGAATCTAAGATCAATAAAAAATACATTTTGCGAAATATGTGTCCTTTATGCAAACATGATCTGCGTTCTAAAACAGTCATTGAAACAACACAGCGTTATCAGAATAATATCCAAAAGCTTTCAGACGAAATTTGTCAGGAAAATCTGAAACAGAAAGAAAAACTTCCTGTTCGATATCTCGTTGGATATTGCGAACATATTGGATAATTTTTTATATATGAAAAATTGTATTCAAAATAAATATCATATTTAAAGGAGAAAAACTTATGAAAACAGAAATTTTTAGCTTTAACGAACTTAATGTGGACGGAAATGGGGATTATGTGCAGATCGTTATTCAGGTTACTGGATCTGATTTCGATTATTCCTCCATATTAGATCACATCCGAGCTCTAAAACGGAAAACAGAATATGCTGATACAGATTATCTTGTAGATGAAACCTGTGAATGGCTTCGATCTAAAGGAAATGTATGTACCCATATTCCATTTTGTGTGGTTGAATTTTGAAAAGGAGAAGAATTATGGATCAAAATAAAAAGATTACGAGTCAAGATTCATTGAAAAACTGTGAGATTCGAAGAATCATGGATCCATCTATAAAACTTTCAGAAGCTGAAAGACAGAAGATCAGGGAAATGTCAATTCAGTCATTTTCTGAATATCTTGACTATGATGGATCCGATGATCCGGATTAAAAGGTAAACTATATTTAAAAAAAAGGAGAAGAATTATGACTATTGGAAATCGAATGAGAGAAATCAGAGGCAAGCTTGGAATGACTCAGGCAGAACTTGCAGAAGAATTAGACATTGATGAAAAAAGATTATCTGATTATGAAAACGGAAATCTTGTTCCATCAAGCGTAATGCAGGATCTTGCAAGAACCAGTGGATTTTCTCCATCCTATATTTTTGGTTGGAAAGAAAATGAAGATAAAAATCCTTTTGCAAGGCTTGATGAAAATGATACGAAAAAGTATCTTAGCGATATGATCAAAATCTTTGAAGAATGTACGAATACAGAAACTGATGAAAACGCTCAGACTAGATTATATAATAAATTGGGACATCAGTGCTTCAAATGGGGTATTTCAACACAAACAGTGCCGTTAATTGAATATTGTTTTAAGATTATTATCAATGATAAAACTTGTAATGGACATATTTCTATTACAGCAGAAAGTTTAGAAAAAGCTTACGACAAAGCATATTCTATTGTTTCGAATAATCTGTCTGCGGCACTTCCTGATGTTGATATTCCATATTATCTAAAAGTCATTGAAGAGGAATGGTATCCAAGATATAGTGTTCTTTCCATTGATAAAAACTATCATAGAAGTTCTTTTACAATGTATGAATATACTACAGCTTCACAAAAATATGAACAATTAGTTAAGGCTGTAAAAAAAGAAAAAAATGATACTGTTGTTTATCTGCTGATCAAAACATGCAGCAAAGCAGATTGGTCAGAGCTAAAATGCTATGGAGAATAAGAGAAAATAAGTAATTAATAGTAGAAGTCCACTTGCCACTTTTTATTATGTGGTTCGTGGAACTTCATTTTTAGATTAGAATTTAAAGGAGAAAAATTATGACAAATACTAACAATTTCATAGAACAGAATCGCCGCTATCTTATCGATGATATGATCGATAGTATCGAATTATGTCTTAGTTATCATATCGATAAACAGACAAGACCTAAATTGTACAATGAATTGAGTGAAAAGTTGTGCAAATGGGGTGTAACGAAAAGAAGTATTCCATTAATTGAGTATTGTTTTAAACTTTATATCAATGATAAAGCTTGTTTTGGTAATTTTAACGTCAAAGCAGAAAACTTGGAAGAAGCTTATGATATTGCCTATACGACACTCGCATCAAAGCTTTCCGGTATTTTACCTGACATTGATATTCCATACTATGTTGAAGCAATAAAAGAAGAAGGATATCCTCGATATCGTGTACTTTCTTACAATTCAGAGAAAGATGAAAAAGAATGTTTTATTACATCTGATCATACAGAAGCACGAGTAAAATACAATGAGTTGGATGGAGAAAGTGATACTATCTCATTATTCATCCAAACAAGTCATGAAGCAGGATGGTCTGTTTTAAAGCATCGTCTTTCAAATCGTGTGAAATTTTAAAGGAGAAAATTTATGAAAAGGAAAAAAGTTGTCAGAATGTTAAAAGAAATGCAAAAAACAGTATACAATTCTGATATGTTTGAAAAAGCAGGACCTCAGCAGAAATGGATCATTGAGAATCTGCTTGGAAACGCAATTGCAGAACTAGATGGATATCCATATGTGATCGGACTAAAAAATAAGAATCTTATTGAATCTAAAGTGGTCCATCCTGAGAGCGAATATGACTATGTTGATAGATTTGATGATGACGAAGCAGATTTGTTAAATTATAATTGCAGATATTCATACTCTAAACCAGATCTAAAAGAGTCCAAAAAGGAATCAAAAAATATTTCTGCAGAGCAGAAATTAATGAAAAAAGATGCAGTGAAAAAGGAGCCTTTTCTGATCACAAAGGAAATGATTGCGGTTGGAATTCATCAAACAATTTTCAATTACGAAGAACAGGATGATAGAAAGATCAAAGTGATTTTGTATCCAAGTAATGTAAGTTTCACGATTGGAATAGAATCATTATCTATATCATCTGACATTAGAAAAGTCGAAATCATATTTTCTTATCTAAGAACACAGTATAGGAGCATGGATGCAAAATTATTTAATGAAATCCAGGAAAATATCATTGATCAATATATACAGTATATGGCATATGAAGGGATTAAAAAAACAAATACTTTAGATTTTCATGTAAGAATGCAAGAATGCGATTTATTGAAATTGTATGACCTTTTTATTTATCATCGTGATCGAAATCATCTGATGGTTAACGCTAATTCATGTGATAATGATGTTTGTTGTAATCGATATGCTAGTAAATATGCGAATGCCATCGGAGAAGAAATTAATATAAACGAATTCAATGATGTATTGATTGGAAATTGTTATGAACGAGATCCTGAGAGATTTTCAAAACTTTATGATGGAATGTTTAAACATTTCTTAGAGTCATTTAATTTTGAAGCAAATGGAATCTATCGTATTCATGATTTTACATGCACAGATGGTGTTTTAATCGGAAGAAAAATGGAATTTGTATTTGATAAATTATTTTAAAAAGGAGAAAAAATTATGAAAAAATTAAACTTTTTGATTACACAGGAAATGGTCGATGCCGCAATGGATGTTGGAACATTAGAATTTGAATCCTGTTGGTATAAAGATAAGGAATGTATTGAATGCACAGTGAATGAGGAGGACTCTTTCCTTTTGATGGATGTCGATGAACGTTTTATGTATGAGAAAAACATGTATAATCCAGATGTTTATTCAAATGAAGAAAAGATTTCTATCATTTATAATCAATTATTAAAAGATTATGAAGACGACAGCCTAGAAGATTTCGAAGATATTCAAAATGCTATCATTGATGCTTATAAAGTCTCTGTAGGAGAAGATATTTCTTATGAAATCATAGGCGCAGGAGAAACAGATATATTAAAACATCTAAACTTTCATGTTAAATTACCAGAATGCGATTTATTGGAATTATATGATCGTATCCTTTGGAATACTGAAAGAAAAAGATTAATTACGAACATGACCATTTGTGAAGATGATGCTTTATTATCCAGATATAAAATATTTTTGAAGACTTGTGGCATCGAAAAGAGTCAATTAAAAGCGGTAACAGGAAATGAATATGAATGTGATCATAAAAAGCTTCCTAATATCTTTGATGGATTATTCAGTGATTTTATCAAGCAGTTTGACTATGATACAAATGACATCCATTGTATCTGTAATATGGGGTATTTGGATGAATATTCTGATCCTAAATATGAAGATGTAGATGTTATGGGTGAATTAATTAATGCTTTTTAAAAGGAGAAAATATGTTAGAAATCAAAGGAAAGGTAAATACTGCTATCTGTTATGCAAAAGTGATCGAAGATGATGCGATTGAACAGATTCGGACCATGTGTGATTATGGATTAACAGAAGGCAGCAAGATTCGTATTATGCCTGATGTACATGCAGGAGCAGGTTGTACTATTGGTACAACTATGACAGTATCTGATAAAGCATGCCCAAATGTTGTCGGTGTTGATATCGGATGCGGAATGTATACAGTTCAGTTAAAAGAAAAAGAGCTTGATTTTAAAAAAATCGATGAAGTTTGTCATTATATTCCTTCTGGAAGAGATGTATGGAAAGAAAATAACTCTGATTTTGATCTTGAACGATTAAGATGTTATAAAAGCTTGAAAAATCCTGATAGGTTAGAAAAATCTATGGGAACATTAGGCAGTGGGAACCATTTTATTGAGATCGATCAGGCATCCAATGGAGCCTATTATCTTATCATTCATTCCGGTAGTCGTAATCTCGGAAAACAGGTTGCTGAATATTATCAACAGCTTGCCATTGAATTACATATGGGAAAAGAAGAATATGCTGCTAAGAAAGCAGCGATCATCGAAACTTACAAATCTACTGGTAAAAGCAAAGAGATACAAACAGCATTAGTAGAATTGAAAAAAGAATATGAATCAAAAATTTTAAATATTCCAAATTCACTTTGCTGGTTATATGGAAAATCTTTCAAAGATTACTTACATGATGTAGAAATTTGTCAGGAATTTGCAAGAAAAAGCAGAGAAAAAATGGCTCAGATCATTTTAGAAAGAACTGGTATGACAGCAGAAGAATCATTTCATACAATTCACAATTACATTGACACAGAAGAAATGATCTTAAGAAAAGGTGCGATCGCAGCACATAAAGGTAAAAAAGTTCTAATTCCGGTAAATATGCGAGACGGATCGATTCTTGCTATTGGAAAAGGGAATGATGAATGGAATCAGTCAGCACCACATGGTGCAGGCAGGTTAATGTCCAGGTCAAAAGCAAGAGAAACAGTTGATATGGAAGAGTATAAGAAATCTATGAGTGGAATTTATACAACATCAGTCAATGAATGTACATTAGATGAAGCACCGATGGCTTATAAATCATTAGAAGATATCATTGATGTGGTCAGTGAGTCAGTAGATATTATGGAAGTAATGAAACCTGTGTTCAATTTCAAAGCATCATAAAAGGAGAAAATCAATGAATCAATACGAATGGAAATATGGAGAAAATAATTATCAGAACTACTATGACGTAAAACTTGGAAAAGATTACCTTTGTGTGTTTGCAAATAAATCGGCCCCAAACATATGGCTAGGTACATATATTAAATATGGCTGTGGCTCTGTAACTATTGCAAATAAAACTTTCAATGATAAACAACGCAAAAAGGAATCCAAGAATGGAGCGATTAAACTTTGGGATAATATGCCTAACAAAATCCAGATATTATCCAGTAATGATCCTGAGTACATGAAGGAAAAAGTTATATATGCTTATGAACATAATTTATTGGAAGTTGATTGTTAAAAATAGTCTAGTAAAACACGAAATGAGGAAATAATAATGGAAAAATTAGTATTTTATACAATTAATGCGGACGGGAATATCAGACTCTGGCGTATGACGTTAGACGATTTAAGAAATGAATACTATGATAATTGCGATCTGCCATCATTAGATGATCCAGTAGATTTTTTTGAAATGGATGGGACTCGAATGTATTTTGATACATTTCATGATGTAATAGATACATTTGGAATTGATAGATGAAAAAGAAAGCATTTGTATTTAAGGTCGGAGAATTTTTCTTCGGCTTTTTCTTATATGTGAATTTTATCATATCGAAAATCCTACATATTTATAATGAAACAATTCATATGACGAAAGGAGAAAGAATATGAATCGAGAAAAAACATTGCAAGGTTCGAATATGGGGATGTGATACAGATCTTGATAAATGTATACAAAAATTCGAAGAATACACGGAGAAATTTAAATTAAATGAAGAAGGAGAAATTGTCGATGAATGATAAAATTCATGGTGTAACATTGCCAAAAGGAGAAAAGTTGTTAAAATATTGCCGTTCTCGTAACTGTCAATGTCAAGAATATGTGAAATGTAAAAAGGATGGTAAGAGATATCATGTTCCACAATGTCCAATACAAAAACATCTAAATGCCAAATATTCGTGCAATTGTGTATTGGATTATATCTCAGAAGAAACCTTGGACCAATATTTGCGGATCATTGAAAATGCAGATTTAAAAGAGTTGACTGATATTCCATATAAGATCAAAAAAGAATATTTGGAATCATTACAAGATTCTGTGAGCATGAAAGAAATCCAAAGAGAAAATGACGGACAGGTATTCTACGAATTAACACTTCCATATCTTGACCGCCAAAACGATTTTCTACAGATATATTTAAGAAAGGATGATAATGATCAGTGGATATTATGTGATGATGGAAATACCATTGAAAATCTAAAACTTAGTTTGTCGAAATTTAACCCAAATAAAGTTTGGGGAGACACAACTTATATCACAGGAACATCTTATATCAGTCATGGTTGTCTTATCGCTACAGACGAAGGTAATATATTGTTATATACAGAAGGCAATATGTTGTGTGCAAAATGTTCTAAATGTGATCTAGTTTACACAATTCATCGATTCGGAAAGTTTTTGGTAGATTTTGAAACTATTGCATATGTAAGGAACTTGGATTTCCTATTAAACTAATTTCAGAGAGGAGTAGAATAATCATGGCAAAATGGTGTCCGATCACAGGAGAAAAAGTCTTATACCTTGAATGTTTGGAATGCGATGATAAGATCTGCAAAAATCCTAAACAAGAAAAACAAACAGACGAATCGAAAGAGCAGTAATTTTACTGTTCTTTTTTTTTTGTATTTATTTTTCACATATAAGAATTTGACGCTTTATCTCGATCAATAAATGACCGAAGACTCCTGATTTTTATCTAAAAATGCTCGCAAATGAATACTATTGCCATTAAATATTTTGAAGAAGATCAGTAATTTTGCTGTTCTTCCTTTTTTTTGCCCCTTTTTTACAGCGTCAGATTTTTTTTCTTAAATCTCATATTTAATATGAAGTTTTTTTAAAACGTCTCATAGAAAGGAGAAAAGCATATGAGTGTAAGTTTAAAAAAAGGACAGCGTGTCAGTTTAAAAAAGGAAGATGCTTCCTTAAACAAATTAATGGTCGGTCTTGGATGGGATCCTACAAAGCGTGGGCAAGATGCTGATCTGGATGCTTCTGTTTTTGAAGTTGGAGAAAAAGGATTTCTTAGTAAATCAAAACGGGTCATTGATGAAATTTCATATCGAAATTTGGAGTCTGATGATGAGGCGATCAAACATCATGGGGATAATTTGACCGGAGATGGCGATGGAGATGACGAACAGATCTCTATCGATCTTAAGAAAGTTACGAAAAAAGCTGAAAAATTAATCTGTGTTGTAAACATCTATCAGGCGTTTTCCAGAAAACAAGATTTTGGAATGATCAAAAATGCTTATATCCGCTTAGTCAATGAAGAAACTGGCAGGGAATTATGTCGTTATGATCTGACAGAAAACTACGATGGAAAAACAGCAATGATCATGGGAGAGCTCTATCGTCACAACGATGAATGGAAATTTGTTGCGATCGGAGAAGGAACTATGGATGGCAGTATTTCAGCAATGAAAGAAAGAAGTTACTAATTTTTTTTCTTAAAAATCTCATATTTGAAGTAGAAAGATTAATTTCAGAAAATTTGAAAGGAGCACATAAGATGAGTGTTAGTTTAAAAAAAGGAAACCGAGTTAGCTTAAAAAAAGAAGATGGAGCTTCTTTAAAAAATATCACTTTAGGATTAGGATGGGATACAAACAGATTTGATGGAGCAGATTTTGATCTTGACGCATCTGCATTCATGTTAACATCCAATGGAAAAGTAAAAGACGAGAACCATTTTATTTTCTACAATAATCCTGATGATCTTGCAAAATCAGTACATTATACTGGTGACAACAGAACTGGTGGTGGAGATGGAGATGATGAACAGATTATTGTTGATCTGACAAAAGTTCCTGAGGACGTTGAAAAAATTGCTTTTACTGTAACGATTGATCAGTATGAAGAGCGCAATCAGACATTTGGAATGGTAGACAATGCTTTCATTCGTATTGTGGATAATGATACAGGAAAAGAAGAGATTCGCTATGATCTGACAGAAGATTATGACAGAGAATCTGCTGTTGTATTTGGAGAATTATATCGCCATAATGGCGGATGGAAATTCCGTGCTGTTGGACAGGGATATAATGGCGGATTAGCTGCACTTTGCAAATCTTATGGGATTTTAGTCGAAGACTAATATAACTTTTGAATAATAACATACAATGTATCAAAAAAAACAGGAGGAAACATTATGAAAAAGAATGTAAAAAAAGTAACCATTGGCGTTTTATCATGTTCACTTCTTTTGACGATGAGTGCATGCACAAAAAAACGTTCTGCAGAAGAAGTCTTGCAAGATAGTTTAAAAGCAAGCGCGAAACAGGAGAATATAGATGCCACAGGAAAGGTCGATTGTAAGATTGAAAGTGGTAAAAAGAGTTCATCTTCTTCTGGATCCAGCATGAATCTTGCTCTTGATCTTAATCTCAAAGGACAGAATCTAAAAAAAGACCCTAAAATGTCTTTAAAAATGAATATTAATATGTTCGGTATGAGTTTTGATGCTAATACATATTATGCAGATGGATATTCTTACACTGATTCTATGGGAACAAAACAAAAGGAAAAAGTAGATGCAAAAGAATTGCAGAAACAATTGAATTCCATGACTGGACAGTCTTCATTTCCTAAAAATTGTTACAAGGATGTCAAATTAACAAAAAAAGATGGGAATAATGTTGTAGCTTACAGCATTGATGGAAAAGAACTTGGAAAATATCTAAAACAGAAATCTAATAAAAATTCTAAAGGAACATCAAATTCAACGCTTTCTCTGGATGATGTAAACATTAAATCAATGAAAGGTTCCAGAACATTAAATGATAAAGATCTTCCATTGAAAGAATCTATAACACTTGTAGTTGAAAATAAGAAAAAAAGCAAAACGGATAATAACATGTTCAGCGGGCTGACGAATGGAAAGACAACAGTAAAAATCAATGTGACCTATAAGAATCCTGGAAAATCTGTTTCTGTAACATTACCAAAAGACCTAAGTTCTTACAAACTACAAAAAAAATAATGGAAAAAGTATGAGATTATCGTTTTTTCGATAGTCTCATTTTCTTATATGTGAAAAATAAAAAAATTCAAATCTCTCATATTTAAAATGAAATTAAAACATTTTGATATTTTAAGAAAGGAGAGCAGAGCTTATGAGCTTTGCAACAATAAACTATGGCAGTTATTTATTTTATCATTATTTTCCTTGGAATCTTAGCAGTTGGCTTAGCGATCAATAAACCGTTTCGTCAACAGCTTAATCTGAAATTTCATGGACGTACAGATACAATCATGGCAGAAAATGCAGCAACTCCAGAAGGAGCTGAAGATATCTTTCGTGCAGCGATTCAGGAAAAACAGAAAAAATTCGAACAGATCAATAATCTTTATTCTGAAGCCGAAGGTCGTTTAGATGCGTTAAAATCTGATAAATACTCAGTGAATGAGAAACTAAATAAAGCTCAGAATAATATGAATCGTTGTCTAGATGATGGTAATGATGAAGATGCAAAATATTATGCAGCTCAGAAGGTATCTTTAGAAGAACAGCTTGAGATCATTAAAACAAGCATTGAAGAAACAAAAGTTGATGTTGCACAGAAAAAGGAACTAAAAACAAAAGTGTTTGAAGAATTACAAGCATTAAAAAATGAAAAAGACGTTACAATTCAGCAGTTAAAATCTGATCAGGCAAGATTAGAAGCCGCAAGAAGTTTAGAAGGAATCAGCAACTCTGAAACCGATCGTATGATCGAAAAGGTTCGTGAAGGGGCAAAGAAGAAGAAAGAAATGGCGAATGGGGCCAGAATCTCTTATGAAAATAGTGCTGAAGCTGCTGAATATCGTATGCAGCAGAGAGAACGCGAAAGCGAAATCGATCGTGTATTAGCAGAAGCAAAAGCAAAAAGAAAAGAGAATAAAAAGTAAACTAACGAAAATGAGGCAGGAATCAGATCCTGTCTTTTTTCATTCTCTCAAAACTCATATTTGGTGTGAAGACAAAATATTGAGGAGTAAACAAATGAAAAAGAAAAATTTGAATCTAAACAAAGCAAGAACAGTTAAAAATGATGAGTTTTATACGTTATATGAAGATATTGAAAGGGAAATATTCTATTATAAAGATGAATTTGAGGGGAAGATTATTTACTGTAATTGTGATGATCCAAACAGATCTGCCTTTTGGAGATTCTTTCATCTGAATTTTGAGCGTCTGAATTTAAAAGGATTGGTGGCTACTTATTACATAGAAGGAATGCAAACTTTTCTATATAGATATTCTGGTGGAAATGATACAGATATTTCTAGTTATGACCAGTTTTCTTTAAAAGAAGATGGCGATTTTCGAAGTAATGAATGCCAAGAATTATTAAATGAATGTGATATTGTAGTACCAAATCCTCCATTTTCATTATTTTCAGACTATATCCAATTACTATTAAAGTATGAGAAAAAGTTTTTGATCATTGGTAACAAAAATGCTGCAACTTTTAAAGATATCTTCCCTTATGTGAAAAAAGGGGAGATTACATATGGGTATCACAATGTAAAAGAATTTTTACAACCAGATGGAACAATAAAGGTATTTGGAAATATTGGATGGTTTACAAATTTGCCAAAGGAAAAATGCATCAGAAAACTGAGTCTTATGCATCACTATTATGAAGCAGATGGAATGACTCAAAAAGATGATGCAGACTATCCAAGATATGAAAATTATCCTGCAATTGATGTAAATCGCGTAAATAAAATTCCAATCGATTACAAAGGAATTATGGGAGTTCCCATGACATTTTTAGAATATTACGATCCTGAGGAATATGAATTGATTGGATATGGAAAAGAAAATAAGCATAATCAGGTTGGAATTAAACCGGTTGGAGAATCATTTCTAAACGATTTTTTTATGCAAGGTGGCAGAGGGCATTATACAAAAGTAATGAAGGTTTTATGTTATTACGACAAAGAAGGAAGAGCAAAATTTCCATTTGTAAGATTACTGATTCAAAAAAAGTAAGAGTGTTTGTCTTTTTGTATTATGTATAGTACAATATATATAGTTTTTGTTTGAAGAAAGTTTAAGGAGCTGTGTTATGAGAATTTTGAAAAGTTATGATGAAAATCATTTGATCGAGGTAATCGAACCATTTTTAAAAGAACACTATGACAAAGGAATCACAGTATGGGAAATTGAAGATATATATGCAAATGACAGTGACGAATTTATGCTGGATCTATCCTGTGAAGACAAAGATGAAGTCCATTTTTATGCAAATCTTTTTCTTAAGAAGAGTCCTAAAGATTCTTATCTGTTACTCTGTGATTCTTTTGATCTTGTAATGATCAACTGTAGCGACACAGAAAAGATAAGAAACATTGTGTATGAAGATGTTAAAGAAGAATTGCGTTTAAGGAAGTATTGTATCAGTTTCTACGAAGGAAATCATCCTGGTTGTTTTTACTCCTCATCATTTTATATTGCAGAATCCGAAGAAGCTGCAATTAAAAACTTTCATGAATTGCATCCTGATTATCTAATTGATAAGGTTGAAGACGACACAGAAAGATATTTGATTCGAAGCGATCAAATAAGAACAATTGCTGACGACAAAGAAAGTCGTGATCGTGTTGAAAGAATGAAACACAATATGGAAGAATGGGAAAGAAAACATCCATAAGAAAGGATATTTATAGGAGCTTCCTGTATAATTCAAATATAGGGAATTCTAAGAAAGAAGGTTGAGAAAAAAATACCTCAGTGTAAAATAAGATTACTGACTTTGCGGGTTAGTAAAAAATCTTATTAAACAGAGAGGTATCTGAAATGAAGTATAACACACAGAACGCAAAAATTGAATCTATTACGGAAAAAACATTGATAGTTGGAATTGATGTAGGAAGTGAAACACACTATGCAAGAGCCTTCGATTGGCGTAATTATGAGTATTCAAAAAAGCCATTGGAATTCAGTAATAATGAAGCAGGATTTGTGACATTTAAAGTATGGATGGAGGAACTGGCAGAGAAATATGGAAAAGATGTTGTGATTCCTGGGATGGAGCCAACAGGACATTATTGGTTCAATCTAGGAGCATACCTGCAGGACAACGGAATGAAACCAGTTCATGTGAATCCACATCATGTAAAAAAATCAAAAGAGCTGGATGATAATAATCCAAACAAAAATGACCGTAAGGATCCCAAAACGATTGCGGCACTGGTAAATGAAGGAAGGTTTTCGTATCCATATATACCAACAGGTGTTTATGCAGAGATCCGAAGCTTATCAAATCTGAGGCTTCAAGCCCAGGAAGAAATCACAAGGATCAAGAATCGTATTGCAAGATGGTTTAGTATCTATTTCCCGGAAATAAAAGACGTTTATAAAAATCCGGGAGCTGTGAGTGGTCTTATGATCTTGAAGGTAGCACCGTTACCGAAAGATATCGTAAAATTGGGAGTTGATGGAGTTAACCAGATCTGGCGGGATGCTAAGTTAAGAGCAGCTGGTCTAAAGAGGGCAAAGACCCTGGTAACGGCTGCGGAGCACAGTATAGGAAGTCAGGAAGCTTGTGATAGCGCAAGGATTGAATTGAAGATACTGCTGAATGATTATGAAATATATCATCAGCGGGAAGAAGAATTAATGGAGCTGATAGAAGAAAAACTGTCAGAAGTTCCATATATCGATAAGCTGTTGGAGATCAAAGGGATTGGAATGAAGACAGTAAGTGGATTTGTAGCAGAAGTAGGAGATATCAAACGATTTGATAATCCGAAACAGCTTCAGAAACTGGCAGGATATGCCATAGTAGAGTGTAGTTCAGGAAAACACAAAGGTGAAAGTCATATCAGTTATAGAGGAAGAAAACGCCTTAGATATGTACTGTATGAAGCAGCCATATCATTGATTGCGAGGAATACAGAATTTAAGGAAATACACAGGTATTATCAAACCAGGGGAAAGAATTCATTAAAGAAAATGCAGTCAGTTATAGCGGTTGCATGTAAAGCATTAAGGATCTTTTATGCGATATTGACAAAGGGAGTAACTTATGATGGAGCAAAGATGCTGCAAGATATCAAGAGACCACAATTGAAAGTAGCATAAGAAAAGAAGATCATCGTAAAAGGATGAAGAAAGCAGACTGTAATGGGAAACGTCCATCTAAAAGATGCTGTTACAGAAAGCAAGTCAGTAATAAAAACAAAGAATGAGCGAGTAGTCGGCAGGAATAAATTCCAGAGGGCAAGACCCTGACGAGGAGCTAAGCTGACACCCGGATTATGGATAGGCAGAACGAAGGAAGTTAGGACATATAAAGAGTAGATCCTGGTAGATACGGGAGGTGCGTTGCCATAGATGGAAGGGAATATACAAGGCCATTAAAAACAGAACAAAGAAGACGTTTTGTTTTGTATACCCTAAAACAGCTATTTTCGTACTGGATACAGAGAAATATCCATAAAACATGCTCATTCATCTGAGATAAATAACTAAAAAATCCTTTATTTTAAAGGAAAAACAACTTGACTAATTAGTCCAGCGGTGTGATGTCAAGAGATAAATAACACAAAAAACATATATTTTTGTATATATCTCATGAAGACAAAAAACATCCACCTAAGCCCTGTCGTTCAAATTTTTAAAAATGAACAGGGCGTAGCTCATCAGCAAGTAGATGGAATCTACTTTGCTGGACAGTATAGGCGATTGTCTTTCAGCAGTCGAAAGACTAAGCGCACAAATTTACGGGCAGTTAATGCGAGTGCACGTTTGTGTTGGCATCTGTTTACCTCTTTATATTTGAGGCGGTAGAAGTCGCTGTATTCCTTGTCGCATCTTACAAGAGAAAATGCAGCTTCACACAGATAGTACTTTAAAAATCGGTTGCCGGATGGAATGAGCCGTGTAACTTCGGACTCGAAGCCACCGGACTGGTGTTGCTTCCAGGCAAGTCCTGCATATTTAGCAAGAGCAGCCTGACTGTTAAAACGATTGATATCGCCGATTTCAGCCATGATTCCGGCTGAATAAACAGGTCCGATACCCGGAATGGATATCAATACGTTTGGCAAGAGTTCCATTTGGGCTTTAATAGCTTTATCGAACTCTTTTATTTGAGATTCCAATGCCTTCATGGAGGTTATGGATATGGAAAGCACCTGATTGACAGAATCATTTACCGTTTTTGGTAAACGGTAAGAACTGCGGGCAGCTTTCTGTATGGCTTTGGCTACTGCATCAGGATCAGGAAAACGATTCTTTCCTTTTTCAATGATAAAGTCAGTAAGCTCATGTAAGTCCATATTTGCCAGTGCTTCTGCGTATTCAAATTCATCGTAGACAGCAAGGGCGGTAGTGCTGAAGGTATCGCTGAAGACCTTCTCCTGCGTCATCGTAGAATACTTCTTGAACAGCACATTCATAAATCGCTGCTTTTCTTTTACCAGATTTTGAACAGCGAAGAAACGTGCCCGAGTGAGGTTCTGGAGAGCTTTGTAACGATAGTCTCCCATATATACCTCTTTGTTGATTCTACCGAAACGCAGGCAGTCGGCAATAACAAAAGAGTCCACATAATCATTCTTTGGAAGGTCATTATAAGCGTCATGAAACTTTTTGACCTGCTTAGGATTGAGGACATGAATCTTTCTGTTAAACGGCGCCAGAGTGGCATCTTCTCTTAAGAAGTACACGAGATTGTCTCCATAAACAGAGGTTGCTTCAAGACCGATTAGAACCGTGTCAAGGGAATGTGAAGTTAAAGCAGAAAGAATTCTTTTTACCAACTGGGTGGAACCTTCGTGTGAGTTTGCAACAGAAAAATTACTGTGCTTATCACCATTTGGAAGCATTAAGTAAATGACATTGGATTTGCTGCTTACATCAATACCGACGTAAAGTGTGTTCATTGTAATCACCTTCTTTCGTTGTAGATTAAAGTGTTCAATCGGCTTGGTAAAACCCATGATCATGGAGCATCGACACCCTCGCATATAAGAATCCAGCTTAAGATGGACAGATGCGAAACCACACTGCTAGATGGTAGTCCATGTACTTAAGCAAACAGCCAGCCGGTTTGAAGCTAACTTCCATGTCAGGGGAACAGACTATTTATGAAGCAACCATTACTGGTTCAACAGGGAGAAAAAGAACTATTACCTGATTGACACTAGGACAATTATATCATGGGCTTTGCTAAGCCTATTGAACAATATTTATTTGGTAACTAGATACATGTATTTATGTATCTAAAAGATATTATACGAGGGAGGATATAATATGAAAGTAACATATCCAGTTATTTTTACAACATATAAAAAAAATGAATAATGGACTTGAACTTAAAAGTAAAAATGGAAAGAAGATAAAAATCACAAAGCTTTGAGAGTGGAAGCTGCCACCTACTGATGTGCAGATCAGTTAGTTTTTCTTAAAATCTTATATGTGAAAATAAAATAATTAATTTTCTTTCATATTTATAATGAAGGAACAAATTATATAGCAAAGGAGAAAAATTATGAGATCATATAAATCATACGAAAGTAGTTACATCGGCGATAGTAATATCGCAGCATTAATTTTAGCAGGAATTTCTGACGGAGGTTTGCAGTCAAAGGTATTGGATTTTGGAGAAGATGGCCGCTATTCTGCATATATCGTTGATGAAGATGCAGAAATTGGATCACACTATGAAAAACAGCATGAATTTACAAACTGGATGACCATTTATGACGATGACACATGTGTTCGCACTTATCACGCTGAAAAGATCATTGTTTATAGAGCAGGGGATTTCGGATGTATCATTCAGTTGATCCATGAGAGATAA